GCGATGGGTGGTGCTATTGGAACAGAATCAGTAGCTAACTGCGTTGCTATTGGGGCTAATGCTTTACAGGGTGCTTTAGATAGTACGGATGGAGTTGATGAAGCTTCTGGTGCGGTAGCCGTGGGAAAATCGGCTTTAGCCGCCCTCACTACGGGTGCTGGGAATGTTGCTGTGGGGTATTTGGCCGCAGATTCGGTTGGTACTGGAGCAAGTAATACTATAGTTGGATATAATGCTTTATCATCCGCTAATACTGCCGCTACAAATAATACAACACTTGGATTCCAGACAATGTTAAATTGTAGCAGTTCTACTACTACGGGGAATATCGCTATTGGGAAATCAGCTATGACTGGTGGTTCTGGTAATATGACTGGAAATATTGCTATTGGATTAGAATCTTTAGATGATACCGCTGGTAATGCTCAAACAGGAACAATCGCTATTGGACACCAAGCTCTCACAGCACTCACATCTGGAGAAAAAAATACGGCTATTGGATATGAGGCTTTAAAAACACAGATAGATGGTGACAAAAACACCGCTGTTGGTTATCAAGCGTTAAAAATGGCTGAAGCGGCGGTAGATGGTTATGGTTATAATACAGCAGTCGGGGCAGGTGCATTATCAGCACTAACTACTGGTACTGGTTGTGTAGCTTTGGGTTCAGATGCACTACTTACGTCTACAGATGGAGATGGCAATATTGCTATTGGTATTAATGCTTTAAAAGCTATTGCTGTTAGTGAAGATTTCAATATTGCTATTGGATATGATGCAATGTCGGCTGTTGATGAAGGTACTGCTGGAGGAGATGCTGATAATAATATTGCTATTGGTATTAATGCTTTACTTGGTGGTGACTTTGCTGGAAACGATAGACAGTTACAAGGCAATATTGCGATTGGTGCATATGCTCTTGATGCTACATCAACTAATGCTCAAACTGGCACAATAGCCATTGGACATCAAGCTCTCACAGCACTCACTTCTGGTACTGGGAACACGGCTGTGGGATATACCGCAGGAGCTGAAGAAGTAGCAGGAAATGATAATACTATGATAGGTTATGAGGCACTTCACGATGGTGGTGGTTTAGCAAATTTATCAAATACCGTTATAGGGTCTGGAGCTGGTGGTGGTACTTGGGCAAATACTGCTTCAAGTTATAATACCATTGTGGGTAAAGCGGCTATGAACGATGCATTGGATGGTGCGTTGCATAATGTTGCAGTGGGTTTTGTATCTGGTGGAGCTATTACAGAAGGGCAGAGAAATACTTTTGTAGGTGGTGGTTCGGGAAATAGTTGCACTACAGGAGATAAAAACACTTCTATTGGGAATGATTCAGATGTAGCGGCGGCTGTTGATAACCAAATTGCGATTGGATATTCTACTGAAGTTACTGCACAGTATGGTATTGCTATTGGAGATGATATAACAGCAGGAACAAACGATGCCGTAATGGGTAAAAATGGAGCAATTATTACTGTTGATTTTGATGCCGATGGAACATGGGCTCAATCATCAGATATAAGAAAGAAAAGAAATATTAAAGAGGATTCATTGGGATTATCATTTATCAATGATTTAAAAACTAAAACATTTCAATGGAAACCCGCTGAAGAACATCCAGATGAATGGGGACATTTTAAAGTTGATGAAGACGGCAACAAGGTTTATGTTGATGTGAATACAGATGTTGTGATGCACGGTATGATTGCACAGGAAGTAAAAGAATCATTGGATAAAGCTGGGTGTGACACATTTGGAGGATGGAAAGTTGGCGATAATGGACAGCAGGAATTATCCAAAGCTTCTTTTGTAATACCACTCATTAAAGCAGTACAGGAATTAACAGCAAGAGTAAAGGAATTAGAAGACGCATAAATAACTTCCCAATAATGGGAACTAACAAACAAGGAGTCACGAAATGGCTAAAACAAAAAAAGAAAAGCCAGCAATGCTCAATTTTGATGGAAAGGAATATGAAATAGATAAGATGACCGATTCTCAAAAGGAACTTGCTGCACAAACAATGAGATACAATGATCACGTTCAAGATGTTCAAAACAAGCTGCAAACAAACTTATTTATGAGAGAACAATTAATGGAGTGTGAAAAGGTATTTGTGGAAAAGCATCAAAAAAGCGTGAACGAACTTCGTGAACTATTAGAACCCGAAGGGGTTGAAGCAGAAGAATGATTGTAAGACGATGCGCCCAAGATCACGATGTTGTGCTACACTTAAACAACAAGCCAGAAATGACCAAGACCATTAAACTGGCTGACGGTTCTATGAGTTCACTTACATACCCATCTGCTGCAAAAGATTATTTCTTATGGGTGGATGGAGAAATCACTAAGCGTAGTGATTCGTTCCAGACTTGCGAAGAAGAATTTGTCAAAGAATGTGCTAAAAAGCATTCAGGTGGTAATGGGCGCATTGATATTGTAAAACATAAATTAGTAAATAATAAGGTCACAATGAGATGAATATTATAATATTTAAAAATTATAATAAATTGAGTATTAGGAAGCTAACAATAAGATGAAGGAAAATATAAATACTTCATATGGAATACCCATTAAATATATTTACATTGCAAATTCAAATGAACAATACTTGAGAGACGATGGGTGGCTCACCTAAGACAGCAAGAAGTTACAATAGCACTATTATTGACGATAACGCTGTCATCAGCCTTAATCTCAAGTGGTTGGGGCAGTTATTTGTTCTGGTCGGTATGCTCGGCTGGTCTGGCTATAAGTTATTGGATAGACTGGAGAGCCTTGAAGAACAAATGTTGCTGGCAGATAAACAGATTACAAATCTTCTTGACAGACACATGTTGGAAGAAGAAGGGAAACGTGCCGAACTCGAGGAAAAGGTAAGTTTTTATGAAAAAGAATTTAACATTAACCCGCTTAGTTGGGGAAAACGGAAAAAGAAATAATGATCAAACTAATGCCTCAAAAATTATATTTTTTGAATATTATGTTCTTTGTAAGGCATTAAATAATGGAATCCTTCTTAGAATTATATGCAGAAGCTGGTATGATTGGTGTAGTGGGTTGTATGTTCGTCTTTATGGTATATCAAAATGCTAAACGTAGTGAACAGCAAGCTGAATCTATCCAAGAATTACAGGTCATTAATAAAGGACAGGAAGAAACCTTGGAGAATATGGAAGGTATGATGATTAAATTAATTGAAAGATGGAACCGCTCCGATGAAACCAGAGATAGAAGACACGAAGATACTGTAAAGGAAATTAACGATATGAGTGATGTCCTTATGGAAATAAAGGGTTCGGTTTCAAGAATTAACGGCAAATGAAATGGAATATCAAAACATAGATGACTACCGTGGCGATGTTAAAGAAAGACTTACAAGAATTGAAACAATTTTAAATAGAGAATTGCCTGATATTAAAGAACAACTAAAAATATCCAATGGTCGCATGAGATTACTCGAGAATTGGCGTAATTATATATTGGGCGGTATGGCAATTATTTCTTTCATAATAACATGGAGTATATAAAATGGAATGGCTACAAATGAATTGGGAATGGGTTTTACTTGGGTTTATGGTTCTTGAGAAACTGGTTAAGATGTCACCTTCGGACAAGGACGATATACTTCTGGATGTAGTTTGGCAGGGATTAAGTAAAATGGTAAAAGGAGAATCTAAATGAGTTGGGCATCGAAATACATTGAAAGACAAATAAAAAAGAAAGGTTTAAAAGGCTTTATTATCTGGGTTTTAGATTTGGTTGCTAAAGCCACCCCATCTAAGAAAGATGATAAATTAATTGCTGATATAAAAAAAGCAATGAGGTCAATGAAGTAGTGATTAATTCACTTCAAATGATGACAGTTATTAAGGACACTCTGATGAAGGTTGGTTCTAAATATGCTTCTGATGATGCTGTAATTTTAGTTCACAGAACTGGCTTAGTAGAATCAAAATATCAATATCTAATGCAAGTTGGTGGTGATAACATAGCCAGAGGATTCTTTCAATGCGAACCGTGGGTAGCGGTTAGCCTTTGCAATGATTACTTGAAATACCGTGAACCGCTTATGAAGAAAGTCGCAGATATTTGTTATTTAGATTGGAAACATTTTACCAATCCTATAGAAGATGATTGGCGAGAAATCCTAACAACTAATATTAAAGCGATGATCATTGTCTGTAGGTTACACTATTGGAGAGTACCACAATCACTTCCAAAGACATTAGACGATCAAGCTGTTTATTGGAAGGCCTTTTATAATACATCAAAAGGGTCGGGTACTGTTGATCATTTTAAAGAAATTGTTGTTAAGAATGCTTGAAATGAAAATAAGGCACGAAGAAATGAGAGACTTAAATGGTAATGTTTTGAGCTGCGCTTTTTGTTCATCTGTTAGTATCCATAAGGCTGGGAGTACCCCCGCAGGGAAACAAAGATATAGATGTAATGAATGCAGAAGAAGGTCTACGTCAATTAAAATTATTAGAGCAAAACCTTATTCTGTAAGCGAAGAACCAAACAAAGAGTTGGATATTGATGATTTAATTAATTTTAGAATAAAAAAATATACCGTAAAAAAAGAAAGGAATATTTATGATTCTTGTACTGATGTTTCAATTAATATAGATGGTCCGATAGGCATTTGTCACTTTGGCGATCCTCACGTTGATGATGACGGAACAGACCTTTCTGAGATATTTGCCCTGACAACCAAAATTAATAAAGTTGAAGGGCTATTTGCTGGCAATTTAGGAGACATTCAGAACAACTGGATAGGTAGGCTTGCAGCTTTATACAGCCAACAGAGTACAACGGCAAAAGAATCCTGGGCAATATCAGAGCATTTTATTTCAAGCCTGGATTGGCTTTATTTAGTTGGAGGGAATCACGATGTATGGTCGGGCGATGGTGATCCATTAGAATTTATAATGAGAAGGACAAAAACAGTCTATAATAATCATGGGGTGAGAATCAATTTAAAGTTTCCAAATGGAAAACGTGTTAGGATTAATGCAAGGCATCAATTTAAGGGACATTCTATCTGGAATACGGCTCATGCAGTTAGTAGGGCGGTTCAAACTGGTTGGAGAGACCACATACTAACTGCTGGGCATACTCACGTAAGCGGGTATCAAGTATTGAAAGACCCTTCAAACGGATTAATCAGTCACGCTATTCAAGTTGCTTCTTTTAAGAGGGTAGATAATTACGCTAATAAATTAGGATTAGATGATAAAAATATATTTAATGCACCCGTAACAATTATTGATCCTAAATACGATGATAATGACAACAGATTAATTACAACCATTTTCGACCCCTATGAGGGGGCGGACTATTTGACATGGAAAAGATCACAGAAATAACAACTGGTGTTGATACAGATCAAAACGCATTTGAAACTATCCTTAGATGTAAAAGGATTGCTGAGTGTGTTGATATTACAAATGTCATTATTGATAATACTTGTATAGATGAGAAAGAAATGTTAATTGAATTAATTGAATCTATTAGGAGTTTAGAATTGGAGATTATAGAAATTGATTTTCCACATAGAATTGGAGCCAGAGCATGAGTACATACCAAGAAAGTTATTGCGATACAACCACAGACCTATCGTTTATTGAGCCATATTTGGGGGAATACGACCACAAAAGAGTTTTGGCGAGTAATTGGGTAGAGTCAGGAACATCCAACCTTTATTACCTACATAATTCAAGTGACGTTAGTGGTCAATTATATAAGGATGGGGCAGAGCAAACAAAAGTAACGGACACTCCTAATGCTAATAACGAGTATGAATATGATTCGGGTTCAGATAGATTGCAATTTTTCATGGGGGGACTAAGTGTTTCAGTAATGAACTCAACAATGTTTGAATCGTCTAGGGATTGGAGTGATTTAAAAACTGAAGCAGTAAAAAGAGCAAGTGATTTTATTCGTTCTTATTTACCATTTCCGATTTATAAAAACAAAGGAATTGGAACATCTGATGCAGTTGGTAATGATTATCCTGAAATTATAGTGCGTAGCACGGCTGTAATGGCGGTAGAATCGTTAATAAGACCGTACGACGTAGAGAAAGCTGACCTAATAAAAAACCAAGCTATAAACGAGCAAAATACAGGCTGGTTGGATATGCTCAGAACTGGTCAAATTACTCTATACAGCAGTGAGTCCGAGCAAAAATACAAAGGCATTTTAAAAGACGTTTCTGTTAATGCAAATACAACTGGCGGGATAGTTGATGTGAAGGGAAAGGCGAGCACTCAATGGGATGCAGTCAAAATTCTTATTTCTACTGGAGGCACAATTACGGCAGGGTCTGCTAATACAACCGTCAAATATTCGACTTATACAAGAAATGAAAAAGGCTTAAAAATGAACCAAGACGTTAGTGAAGAAATAATTGATTGTGGCTGGCAACCAGCGGCACATCATATGTGGATTCGTTTTGCTGCGGGTCTTTATACTACCAACGACGAATATGAGCTGGAAGTGAGTGGGGTATTGGATCAAGCATTCACACCGATTAAATCAGTAAGAACATCGAGATATTAATGCCAATTACTTTCACAAATACAATTTATGACGATATAATAGATAGTTTGGCAACTATTATTAATGACGAATTTGCAGTCCCCGTACATTATGACGAGCATCGTGGAAATAGTTCTTTCCTCTTAATTCCAGAGTCGGACACCTTAGTCACTTATATGTCAAGTGGTGTCCAAAGGGAATATGATATTTTAATTAATTATCAATTAAAATTTGGGGGTCAATACAATAAAAACAATATTAAACAAGTGAGCAATATAATGGAAAGGCTTAAGCGATTAATATTAAACAATGTCTCTTCTTCTAATGGCGAGAAATGGTTTGATGCAAATATTTCAAGCATTGAATACGAAATAGACGAAGATGACCCCACCCTTTTAAGGGGAGTAGGAACATTTAACTGTCAAAACATAGAGGTGATTTAAAATGAAAATCAAAGGAAAATCAAATAAAATATACAGAGTAAATCCTAATTCTGTATTATGCAGCCCACTTCAATTTAATAAACTGAAGGAAGGCGAAACTGTAGATGTGGATGAGGATGCCGCAAAGCAACTGCTTAGTATGGGAGTTGTAGAAAAAGGAAAAACAACAATAAAAAAGGAGGCTAAATAATGGCCGATACAAGAGTAGTCCCTGTAAGCAGTATAAAATACGGTTTGAAGGCTGAAACAGCTTTCGGAGTGGCATTAGATTCCACTTCTGCTGATGACACAGCGTATCTTACGCAACCAGTTGTCCAAGCACAAAAACCAACATTTAATATTCTCAGGGAATCGAGATTATTAAGCGGTAGAGGAAGTGTCAAGAATGCTGCCGATACAGTAACAAACACAAGAGGTGGGACAATATCAATGCCTTTTGAAATGCTGGCAACCCCAAGAACATTAGCACAACATTGCCTATTAGTGGGGCAAGAAAATGGTCAATCTAGTTCTATCGTACATGAAATGGAAATAGATGGTTCAAGTAATGCTAATTCAATGGGCGAAGCTATTGGCGGAGACGGATTGCCTCATAGTTGTAACTTGGCATATTATCCAGGAACGGCAAGTGAAGGTATTAGAGTTGCAGGGGTCATCTGTTCCGATTTAACTATTGCTGGAGACGTAGCTGCAAATAATGGGATGGTTTCTATTAGTGGTAATTATTTCAGTGGATTTTCAAGTCCAGTTGCTACTTCAACAACTACGGAAGTTGATTTCACCGTTGCTAATTGGGCTGCTGCTGAGACAACTTATTTTAATGTTTTAGATGCCGATGTAAGAACCTTAGACATAGATGATGCTACAACATTAACTTTCATTATGAAGTCGTTTTCATTTAATATTTCTAATGGAGTTAATCGGGTGGGATCTGATACAAATGGCAATGCTGAAGCATACGTATTCCCCGAATATGCGGTTACAGGGAGTCTGGTAATTAAATATGATGATCAATTTAATTATCTTGCTACCAATAATATTATTCAAGACTTTCTTGATGGGGATACAATGAGCCTCGCTATTAGTATCGGAGACGGGACTGTAAGTGCTGAAGGTGAATGTAATATACTTGCCGAGATTCAATACACAGGAGACCCTGGACAAGACCTAAGTGAATCGGGGCTTTTTCATTCTCTTGAATTTGAATGTGTCCAGAGTGGTTCAACTGAAGCATTTAAAATTACTACGTTTAAAAATGAAGCAGTGACTGCTTGGTAAACTAATAGGGAGGTCAGAATGGTCATTATTACAAAACATGGCGAGTTTGAATGCAAGGACATTACTCGCAAGGAACGCAGAGAACTTTATGGAAAGGTCAAGGTCGTTTTTCAAGACATGAAGCCAGAATTGGTTCATGGATTAGCAGACGATTTTGCTTTAATAGCCTTTGAGACCGAAGAAAAAGTTGATGAGGCATTAGGAAGTTTAACTGTTCTTGAAGAGGATGAAGTTCTAATGGAAATAATAAACTCGTATATGGGGTTTGAAACCCCTTCTGGACATGGGGACTGAGTTATGCAGTCTGGTGTCATGTTAAGGGAATCTCAACTGGATTTGCAGACCTCCCTTATTCGGCTCAGTCCCCTATTACGGGAAAGCAGAAGGAATTTAAAACAAAAAACGATGTTCTTGATGAAATAATAAAATTGATAAAACAACCAACGACAGAAAAACATGGACTCGGACAAACACTCTATTACAATCTTCCTTTCTTTAGTAATCCAAATATTTTAATTAGAGATTGGCAGATTGAAATGATTAATGATTATTACCTTTGTAAGAACTTTAATGTTCCTTTAGGTGATGATTTAGATAATTTAAGTTCCTTCCGTACAGATTGTTTTATTTTAATTGAAAATGAGTTTAATAAAATCGAAAAACTAAACGCAAAAGAAAATGCCTAAAAATATAGTCCTAAAAATTAGTCAAAAAGGTGCTGCCAAAACTGGAAAAGCATTAAAAGCCGTTACTGGTTCCGTTGCGAGATTAGGGGCAAAATCGGCATTGGTTGGGGCTGGATTCGCAGTCCTCTCTACAAAATTAGCAGGAGATTTTCAAAAATCATTACTTGAAGTCTCTACTTTGATGAATAATGTTAATGCAAAAACTCTTCCCAATATGAGTAGGGAATTAAGAGCAGTTGCATCAGCTTCCGGTTTGGCTCTTAGTTCTATCAGTAAAGCGAAATATGATATTGTATCTGCGGGGTTTTCTGATGCCGCTGAATCTGCCAATATTTTAGCCGTAGCAAGTAAATTAGCCGTAGGAGGTGTCACCACAGCTGCATCTGCCGCTGACATACTAACTACTTCGCTAAATGCTTATGGTAAGACAGCAGACGAAGTAAACGATGTCTCCGATGTGTTATTCACTACAGTGAGATTGGGTAAGACAACGATGAACGAATTGGGGCAGAGTTTGGGCATGGTTCTTCCTTTTGCTAAATCTATGAATTTGAGTATGAGAGGCGTAGGCGCAGCAATGGCTACTCTGACTGCTTCGGGTATTAATACTGCAGAAGCTACTACCGCATTGAGGGCATCAATCCTTGGTTTAAGTGCTCCCGCTGACGGAGCAAGAGATGCGATGAAAGCCGCAGGAATAGAGGTGGTCAAATTTGCAGATGGAACAGTAGATATTGTTGAGACTATAAAACAATTTCAAGGTATGGACCCCGCAACTATTAAAAAATTCATTCCTAATGTCAGGGCTATTACAGGAATCCAAACCCTTGCTAATAATTTTGATGTGCTTAGTAAAAATGTAGAGCAATTTGAAACTCAAGCGGCAGGAGCAACAGAAATAGCTTTTGAGAAAATGAACTCCGCTTTCAATACACAGTTCTCCAAATTAAAGAACAATATGCAGAACGTAATGATTGAGATTGGCAATGTAATAATAGATAAAATACAACCGTCAATAGAACGAGCTAATGCGGAATTTGCAAAACTTGGGGCAATAGGCTGGGAAAATATAGGTTCTTCAATAGCGGCAAATCTGCAACCTATACTTTCGACTTTAATGAAGAGTTTTGAATTAAGTTTCAAATTCATTGAAGAAAAAGCTGAAATAACAGGGTTCAAAGTTCTCGATTTCTTAAACCCATTTAGCGATATGAGTGCCAAGATCAAAAAGATGGAGGAATTGAACAGTAATGCCTTTGAGCGAAGCACTGAAATTATAGGGCTAAAATTTGCAGCCATGTATGATGATATAGTTTTTCAAGCTGGAATTTCTGCAATGAGACAGGAACTTATAGCGCAAGGTCTTGAAGACTCAGAAGCCGCACGAGCATTAAAACGAGTTGAAGCATTACAATTAGAATTAGAAGCCCAAAGAACAGCCGCAGAAGAAAGCGGAAACGTAGATAAGGAAAAAACAGATACCGCAATTACTAATCTAAACAGGGAAGGGCTTGCCAGAAAGATGGCACACATTCAGGCAGTCAATCAATCCGAAGAAATGATAGCCCAAGGATTGAGTGAAGCAGAAGCTGCTAAGTTTGTTGCTGAACAGAAAGCAGCATTTGAGCGTAATGTCAGGGCATCTAAAGCAGCCACTATAGCCAGTACATTAGGAGCCCTTTCGAATTTAAATGCGACGGCAAAGGGGAATGCTAAATTGTCAAAAAGGCTTGCTCAGGGAGAAGCCATCATTAATACTTATTCTGCCGCAAATGTGGCTCTAAAACATCCAGCGGGACCACCGTGGAGCTTTATTGCTGCTGCTGCAGTAATTGCCGCAGGATTGGCTAATGTTGTTAAAATAGAATCTACAGAATTTGCTCAAGGGGGGATTGTTCCAGGGGTTGGAAATAGAGATACAGTCCCTGCAATGCTCACCCCAGGAGAGGTTATTTTAAACCAATCACAACAGGAGAATCTTGTTGGGGGAATGGGTGGAATCACATTAAATATCTCAGCACCATTAGTAGATGAACACATCTTAGACGTAATTTTGCCAAAAATTAAAGAAGCACAGAGGATGAATCTTGCATGAGCCTGACTTTACCGACAGCGTATTCCAACACCAGTAAATTAGGCAATATACAAGAAAACTGGATTGTTCAATTAGGATTCTTTAATGGTGATGCTGATGGGAGTGGTGAAGGTGGTTGGGATGCTACGCTACAGGATGATGGAACAACTGCTAATTTAATTAATTTTATAGGCTCCGAATTAGTACAGGATGGAGATAATCCAGACCATCGATTATCAACATGGACAATGAGGGATAGGGATGGTAATTCAGATGGTTGGGGTACTGGTGCGCCATCCCCATATTCAGACGATGAAATTGCAGCTATGATTAATACGCTAACTGGTGGTGCTATTGATGCTGGACTTCCTTACAGTTTGACATTCACGGTTGGGGTTGCGACCTTGAGTCTTGCCATTGGCGGCGGTGATCTTACTGGTAATGCCGCAGATGAGACATTCGTTGCTAAAGCAAATTATGCGGTGGGGACACACACGGTCACATTCACTGCTACAGCAGATAGGAGTCATCTCTGGTTCACCGCAGACACATCATCTGCTGGAAATGGCACGATTGATGATGTAACATTAAAAAAAAATGGCTATGGAGCGGCTGAAACAGCGATTATAGTGGATGATGGCACGGTGTTTCAGAACGGTGATTATATCAAAATTGAGAGTGAGATTATAAAGATAAAAAGTATCTCAACTCATACATTGACTGTTGCTCGTGGTGCAATGGGTACAACTGCGGCGGTACATTTAAACAATACTGCTCTTTACTGGAACAATTTCACACCAATATCATTAGCAGATACAACTGTTGATGATGTCTTTTATCATGGCACTATCACCAACAGGCCTTCAATTCGTTCTTCTATTAATTTAACAAATTCTACAGCGAAAACAGGCAATATATCTTTATCCATAGTAAACTTTCAATACAAAGGCGATGATTTCTCGGCTGAATTATTCTTCGGAACGAGAAAATACGTTAATAGAGAAGTAAAAATTTATTCACAACTC